CTAGCAGATTATCCACAAGCAGATATTGTATATTGTCACTCAGAAGTTAGAGGTATTTACCTTAATGCTAAAGTTAAGAATGAGCATGGTACAGATTCTAACATCTATGACAAATATACAAGAGTTTACTCTGGTCATATCCACTTCAGACAGGAAAGAGGTAAACTACTAATGGTCGGTGTACCATATCAATTAACAAGATCCGATAGAGATAATCCGAAAGGATTTGATCTAGTTAATCTAGAAACAATGGAAGAGACTTTCTTTGAGAATCATATTTCCCCCAAGTTTTTAAGATACAATATTAAAGCGCTATATGATATGCCTCTTGGCAAGTTTAAGGAGCAAATAGAAAATAACTTTGTAGATCTATTCGTACCATCGCAAATCGCTACAACCAATGCATTGAGCAAACTGGTTAATGAGATTCAACATATTTCTAGAAAGCTAGAACCGAATATTTATGAAGAAGATTCATATATCGATAAAGACTTTTATGACATTAATGAAATTGAAGAGATGTACAAGAATTACAATATTCTTAATCTTTGCAATATGTATATTGATGGAATGAAACAAGATGAGGATTTAGCTCTAAAACTAAAGAGCAAGTTAAAACAATTGTATACGCAATGTGCTTACAATTATGACACCGACAAATAATGAGAATAGACTATATTGAGTTTAAGAACTTTGCTTCATACGGAAACCAAAGACAACGAATAGATTTTAAGCAAGACACATCTGAGTTATTTTTAACTCTAGGTAAAAACGGTGATGGTAAAACTACTATTGCTAATGCTATTATCTATGCTCTATATGGAAAAGTAGAAGGTGTTAAATTAGCAGACCTACCTAATCGTATTAATAAAGAACTTCATGTAAAGATTGGTTTACAATGTGGTACTATGGCTATAGAAATAGAGCGTGGTATTGCACCAAATAGATTTAGCGTCTTAATTAATGGAGTTGAGTTTGATAAAGCAGGTAAGAAATCTGTACAAGAGTATTTAGAAGATGAAGTATTCGGTATTCCATATCATGTATTTAAAAATATAATTATTCTATCGGTAAATGATTTTAAATCATTTTTAACTATGTCTAATCAAGACAAGAAACAAATTATTGATAGAATGTTTGGCTTTTCTATTCTTAATGATATGCAAAGGCAAATCAAAGACGAACGTAGAGATATTAAATTTGATATTGATGCCTATGATGCAGAGTTAAATGAAATAATGAATTCAATTGCTTCTGTTAGGGGTAAATTAAATACACTACTAGAAGAATCTGCTACTGCAAATAAATCTAAGATTCAGGAGTTAAAAGACCAATTAGTTACTCTACATGAAACTGTATTAGATATTGAAGCTAATCGTACGAAGGAAGAAGATGCGATGAATAAGTTCAATAAAGAATATAATGAAAAGAGAACAGAGGCTGGAGATATTAAAAGAGAAATTGATTATCTAAATAAGAAGTTAAAGCTATATGAAAGTGGACACTGTCCAACTTGTGAAACTAAATTAACTTCTGATTGGCACGTAAAACAAAAAGATTCTTTTAGTGAAAAGATTGAATCTAATACAGACGATATTAAGTCTATTAAGGCAGAGATGGATGCTTTACAAGATAAAGTTGTAGAGGCTAGAACTGCTAAACTAGATTTAGAAGGTCAAATCTCAGATAATAAAGTAACGATGCGTGGTCTTAAGGCTGAATTAATGAAGTTAAAAGATACTCCAGAAGGAGCTGACTTCGATCACTTAAGAGGACTTATTACAGAGTTTGAAGAGAAGGAGGCTGAGAAATCTGCAAGTAAAGATCAGTTAAATGGAGACTACAACTTTATGGAAATCGTTGAGCAAGTCTTAGGAGAAGATGGTGTCAAAAACTTAGCAGTTAAAACTATTCTACCAGGACTTAATACTAATATTGCAGCCATGGCTCAAACCATGCACCTACAATTCCATATTAGATTTGATGAAAAGTTTAATTGTATTATTAACCATCTAGGTGAAGATATTAATCCAATGACACTTTCAACAGGTGAGCGTAAGAAAGCAGACTTTATCGTTATTGTTGCTATCATTAAAATATTAAAACTAAGATTCCCACAACTAAATCTTTTATTCTTAGATGAGCTGCTATCTTCAGTAGACCATGATGGAGTCTATAATATTCTTAAGATTCTTAACCAAGTTATCAAAGAACATAAGATAAATACCTTTGTAATTAATCACTCTGTTTTACCACATGAGATATTTGATAAGAAGATTCAAATATATAGAGAGAATGGCTTCTCTAAGTTTACTATCGAAAGTATAGATTAACGGAGATATATAATAAAACAAAAAAGATTAAAAATTAATTATGGCTACCAACACCAATTCAAGAATATGGTCTGTTTTTACAGGTACCGTTCATTCAGCACCTTCAAATTATACAGCCTATGGGCCTAGTAATAGATTAATTCGTGCTAATCAACAAGCAGAATCTAATGTTTATTCAGGATTAACTGATTCTTTTTGGATTAACGGAATAGATGAAAATAGAGACGGATTTGCATGGCACATAGCATATTTAATTTGCGACGACCAAGGAAATCCTCAACTTTCTACAACAACAGGTACACAATCTACCCCTCCGCCTGATAATGTGGAAAACCCTCAGTTAGAAGAAAATAACGCATATATTAGATTTAAAGCTGGAAGTGGTAATGACGCTTTTGTTGCAGCAATTCAACATATTAAAGATTTAAATGAAGCGGCAGGAAATGTACTTAATAATGGTTCAATGCCTGAAGATAAAGCTGGGGCATCAACATGGAAAACTTGGGCAGATAGTAACCTAGATTATTATACTAACTTTACAGTTGCTGCAACAACAACTACAATGCCAAGTTACGCTGGTAGTATTTGGGCAATAACTAACGAAGGTGAAGATCCTATACTGTATAAATATTACCCACTACAACAAGAAGATGTTGATAATCCAGTATCAGCTTCAGCTGGTTCACCAATTGGTGCCGGACAACAAAGGAATATATGTTCTTTAGCATCTACCGAAACCGCGGTAGACGTAACACCTTTCGTTGAGGGTCAGGTTCCTGTATGGACTGTTGAAGAAACTGAAACTTCATGTAACGGTGGTGATACATCTTATTAACAGAACTTAACCTATAAAAAGCAAAATGGCCAATAGAAATATTGGCCATTTTTGTTGCCAGTAAATGGTGATATATACTCTATGGCTACATATAATTTAAAATTTAATAAAGACGACTCAGTTATTAGACATGTTGTTGTCGGACTATTAGCAGATCTCAATAGTAAATTAAGCTTTTGGAGGCAGATTAGTAATGACGAAAGAGTTGAGGTAGATGTACCTTTCTTTTATGCAGTTGCTGGTGATGAGAATTTTATGAAAGATAATTTTTTATTCTCTAATGTTAATGGATTAGGTTGTGACCCAGATGGCCAATTTGCAGACGGTAATTATGATAAAGTACCAAGAGGTATTGTAAACCTAACATCATTTAATGTAGACCCTGCAAAATTAGTTAATAAAAGAAATATGGGTCAATACTCGATGATGAACGAGAATGGGCTGATGGAAGGTTTTGTGGCAGAATTTGAGATGATTCCAGTAGTATTAGGAGTTGATATTGAGATTTTAGTATCAAGCCAATTAGATTTATTTAAAGTTACAGAGGCTATTGTTAAGAAAATGTACAAGGCTAATTTCTTTCATGTAGATGCTGGACATTTAGAAGAGGGTACTTATAGAATCTCATCTGAGTATATGATGCCAGATGATTATACACAAGAGCGTCCTATCGAATACTCATTTGATGATAAAGCAAACCATAAAATAACGTTTAGCTTAGAAATTAATTCATTTATACCTTCATTCGACTTCGAAGAAGACACTTATAGAAAATTCACTAGAACTATGTATGCCAACGCTACTTGTGGCGACTATGGCGATCCAAATGGTTTTATGGATCCAGGTTTCACACCTAATATCTATTATGATAGTTACGAACCTGCTAAATGGGAATCAAATGGCACAGAGTGGATTAAGGTTGAAGATGGTGTAAGTTGCTCAGATCCAGCAATTGCTGCCACTTTAGGTAATCTGCAAAACACAGAAACTCAGATTAAGAGAGTATCTAGACGTAAGAAACAGTCGAATAGAATGTTTACAATCGGAAATAGTAATATAGTCGTCCCACCTAAGGATAAGCCTAACTCAGCGCTCTTCGGTGATAACTTCACTGTGAAAGGAAATTTAGATGATATATAGTATAAGAAAACATAAATAATTTGAAATGACAAATTCAATAAACAAAGAATTAACATCGCCTATTTTAGAACAAGGACAAGGTTTCCTATTTCATGCGGCAGGTGCTAACTTTAAAATTACAGGCAATCATATTGAGAAGGTTGATGAGACTAATGATTTATTTAATAGCCTAGTTGCTGCTAATAAGTCTTTCGAAATTACTAACGAAGGCATCTCTTTTTTATATGACTATAATAGAAAACAAATTCTAAATAAAGTAGAAGAGGGTGCTGTAGAGGCATTTGATGCTTTATCTGAATTAAATGAAACTGCTTCCTTTTTAGAAGGTAAAATAAAAGAATTAAAACTAGCTGGTAAAAAGGGTGATGCTCTAACAGAAGCTACCAAAGAACTAGATGTTACTCAAGCTAAAATAGAAGAGGCTAAATCTTCTTCAATTGCAATTAACTTTAGATATAACAAAGAATCAGGTAAATTCTTTGCAGGTAATATTGAAGTGACAATGGGCGGTGAAGAGAGATTATCAGAAAGATTCTTTAATGTTGGTTATATTAAATACCAGGATAAAGCAATCCTAGAGCTTTTCCAAACAGCAGCTCAGAACTTTGATACTTTTAAGGTTTTAGATTTCTTAACAGAGTCTAAATCTGGTCAAGTTACAGTTTTGGCAATGAGAGCAGAAAATAGAGTGTATACTTATAGAGTAAACGAAAATACTAAGTTAAGTAAATTCCAACAACTATTAGCAGATGCTGCTGTTGAGTATGTTGCAACCGAAACCGGTGTAGATATAACTGAACAGTTTTCTGATTTATTAGAGACAGCTGCTAGTATTAGTAGAATAAAAAATGATAAGATTAACTTATATAAAGAAATGTTATCCTTCCTATTCGATCAAAGAGGTAGACTAGCAGAAGCTGATAGAACATTACCAGATATTAAAGCTGCAGATAATTTAATTGAAACAGAGATTAAAAAGGTTCAAGCAGATTTAAAGATTTTAGAAGAAGAAACTCTATCTATTGAAGATGGTTATGTAAACGCAACTACTAAAGGTGAAGTTGAAGGTTTACCAGAAGGAGCAGAACTTAAAGTTGACGCTGTTGAATTTAACCAAGCAGGTAAGAATGATATTCTAACTGTATTCGTTGAAGATAGACCATACAGAGTAGAGAAGTACAAGATTAATATCTCAGAAGAAGATAACCTATAAGCATTTCGCTTTATATTAATTTATAGGAAAAGCCCATTTCGAAACAAATGGGCTTTTTTTCATATAACTAGTAAATAATTAGAACGAAACGTGCCAAGAAAAAAGAATTACTTAAACAATAGGGATCTATACGATCAAATTGTTCTCTCAAAAGAGGCGGATAAGTTAACGCCCGACGCAGAGAAAATGTTAATACTTCTGGCTGAAAGAGCAATAAATAGATTAGTATATCTAAATTCAGATGATAAAAATGATTGTCTACAATTTGCTATTTTAGACCTATTAAAGTATTGGAGAAACTTCAATCCTAAATATACTAATGCATTTGCATATTTTACAGAAATAGCAAAACGTGGTTACGCTAAGGGTTGGAATAAACTACATCCACAGAAATATAAAAATACACTTTCTATGGATAAGATTAACACCAATAATGGTAGCTCGGAAGGCGGAATGTTTAACATATAAATGTCAATAAAGAACTTAAAACCAAATGGTAACTCAGGATTTATACAAGGTTATTTTAAGCCAGAAAATCCCGACAGATATATCGGACCAACTCCGATCATTTATCGTTCCTCTTGGGAAAGAAAGTTTATGATTATGTGTGATACGAAAGATAACGTATTAAAGTGGTCCAGCGAGCCAGTTACGATTAAGTACTGGTCATCAATGGATAAGAAAGAACATAAGTACTACCCGGACTTCTATATGAAGACAAAGGGTCAGGGCGATGAAGGCCCTGTAGAGTGGCTGGTTGAAATAAAACCAGAAGCTCAGATTAAGAAACCTCTCCCTCCAAAAACTAAATCCAAAAAGGCACTTAACTCATATAAGTTTTTAGCAGAACAGTATGTTAAAAATAGAGACAAATACGCCTATGCAAATGCATGGTGTGAAAATAGAGGTTGGAGGTTTATTGTCCTAACAGAAAAAACTCTTAAGTAATGGGACAAGTATTAAAAGACATAAGGGCATTAAGTAAAGAAGCTGGTGGAAAGAGAAGAGCTGCATCTGCTGCAGAAGAATGGTTTCAAAGTACATCTAAATCTATAAGAGTACAATCAGTCGCTAGATCGATGCGAAGATTTGAACCTGGAAAAATATATGTTTTTAGATATGAAAATCCAGTTTCAGCATTTTGGTGGGATAGTAACCCAGTAGTATTGGCGTTAGACCCATCAGATACTGGTAATGATATGGGTATTAATTTAAATATGTTACCAGTACCTATCAAAGAACAACTTTTAGATTTTGTATACGAACAATACAAACAATATATTGATGGACAGACTAGTGGCGCTAAGGCAGAGAACGCTAGGGCCCAGGCACCACTATCATTAAGTTATAGAGGTGCAAAGCAATTTTTACAACGCTATGGTTTTGATTTTGCAATTAGACAGTATAAAGCTAGTCGTAAATCACAACAACAGGTGGTATCTTATGAACATTGGGCAAGAATAGCCTTATGTGACTTTTTAGAGTTAAATAACTCATCAGTTGGTAAGATCAGGGCAGCCTTTAGAAACCATCTAAATAAATGAGATATATAAAACAGAAATAATACTATATTATGGCAGGATTTACCGAAAAAAGAAACGGACCGTTTAGTTCTAATACAAGACCATTTAGCCTCTCCAGTGCACTGAAGACGCTAAGTTCTTTTGGTATGCGTTATGACGACATGGTACTAAGACAGTCTCAAGCGATTGGTCCAATGGAAGACCAGTTTGGCTATAGAGAGATGAACCCGTTCGGCCTAGATAATGATGACATCTATGGTGCGTTTGCAGCATTGTCAATGGGTGATATTAATATGAAGAAGAACGTACCGTTCTTTGATATTGACTATCCAGGTAAGAGAGATGAATTAAGAAGATTCTCGATGAACGATGAAGTTGAAGACATCTTAGATATTCTTTGTGATGAGGCAGTGGTATATGATGATAAGAATTTCTTTTGTCAACCAGAGATTATGGGACTTGATGTCTCAGATCAGGTTAACAAAGACCTTAACAAATACTTTAGACAAATCTATCACTACTTTGGTTTTAATGGTGAACAATCAGCATGGTACTTCTTTAGAAAGTTCTTAGTAGATGGTTATCTATCATTTGAGATAATTTATTCCCCAGACCAAAAAGAGATTATCGGTTTTAAAGAAATTGATCCAATTACTCTAATGCCTGGTTACAATAAAGATGATGGCAAAAAAGTATGGATTCAATATAAAGACGATCCAGTAAAAGAAAGAGTGTTATATGATTCTCAAATTATTTACATTTCATATTCTTCCCTTTCAACTGCTTCAAGAGTAAGTTACGTTGAAAGATTAGTAAGATCTTTTAATCTACTTAGAATTATGGAACATACCAGAGTGGTATGGGCAGTGACCAATGCTTCATTCAGAATGAAGTTTATTATCCCTGTTGGTGGTAAATCTAAAACTAGAGCAAAACAATCATTGGCACAGCTAATGAATAACTATAAAGAAGTTGTTGACTTTGACTTTGAATCAGGTACACTTGAAACTGATGGTAAGCCAATGTTACAATTCTCAAAAGAATACTGGTTACCTTCTAAAGATGGTGAAACACCAGAGATTGAAACACTTGGTGGTGATGGTCCGGACCTATCGGACACTGAAGCACTTAAATACTTCTCAGATAAATTAAAAGAGGTTTCAAAAATTCCTTACAATAGATTCTTATACGAAGATGACGGTGGTGACTACGCCTTAGCTGGTGACGGTATGGTAAGAGATGAGATTAAGTTTGGTAAATTTATCAAGCGTTTAAGATCAGTCTTCCAAGAGATACTAGTAAAACCTCTGTATATTCAAATGTGTCTTAAGTACCCAGAGTTTGTGGACGATCCACAATTTAAAACTCAAGTAGCTTTAAGGTATAATGAAGAAAATGTATTTGCAGAATTAAAAGAGCAAGAAATTATGCAATTGAGATTAGACTTTATCTCAAGTATGAGAGATTCTCTAATGACAACTAATCCAGAAACTATGGAAGAAGAATACTATTTCGACCAAGAATATCTAGTAACTAAATACTTAAAATTAACTGACGACGAGATTAGAGCTAACAAAGCCTATAAGGCAAAGGAGGCTAAAGACAACGCAGAGGAGCCTGAGCAAGAGGACCCAAACGCACTTTAACCTAGATTCGCCAGAAAAAGAGATATATAAATTATGAAAAACGATTTTAAAATAATTAGAACCTTTGAAGATTTTATAGCAGAGGATGCCATGAAGGCAGGTGAAGACTCTAAAATTTATGTCGAAGACTTAACATTAGACTCTGGCGCTACAATCAAATCCGCTGAAATATTAGGGGTTATTACTTCTTCTAAAACAGAGGGCGAATTTAAAGAGTACTTCTATTCAGAGTATGGAGTGGACTCTTTCGCTGAAGGTGAGATGGATATTCTAGTAGCATATTATTTAGATAAATCGGCAGAGGATGCTGAGCAAGAGAAGGAAGAAGAGAAAGACGCCGAAGCAGATGCCGGTGGCGGAGAAGAAGATCCACTAGCTGACGTCTAAAAGATATTAAGATATTTGCATAATACAACAAGATATATAATAAAAATAGATAAACCATAGATATGGCAAACAAAAACGACTTATTGATCGTAGAAATGTCTTCGTCTCAGTTAAAAGTAGCTGAAGGGGAAAACAAAGAGTACATTCTAGAAGGTATCTTTGGCGAAATTGACGCTAAAAATAAAAATAATCGTATCTATACTGAAGATGAGTATGTTCCTCAAATTCAGCAATTACAAGATAAGATTAAATCTTCTAAACTATTAGGTGAGTTAGATCACCCACAACAGTTTGATGTTTCTCTTAAGAATGTTTCACACATTATTGAAGAACTTTATTACGACAAAGATAACAAACACGTTAAAGGTAAAATCAGACTTTTAGATACTGATGCTGGTAGACAAGCTAAAGCTCTTGTTGATGCTGGAGTACCTTTACAAATCTCTTCTAGAGCAGCTGGTGCCGTTGAATCAAACGGTAAAGTTAAAATCAAACAATTATTTACTTATGACTTAGTAGCAGATCCTGGATTTGCTAATGCTGAGTTAAAGAGAGTAAATGAATCTTATGGCTTTGATGATAACTCAGGTCTATGGATCTACGAAATGAACGGCGAGAGCGCACAAGCTCCTGAAGTAGCACAAGAAATTACAGAAACCAATATAGAAACAAATAATAATAAAAACATGGCAGAATTTGTAAAGGCTGAAGATTTCCACAAGTATTCTGAGTACTTAGCT